AAAAGATACAAAACCTAAAGCACCTGCAACCGAGAAAACAGAGGAATAACTAAATGGCCGTATATTTAAGCAATACCGTTGTAGTAACGCTGAACTCAGTAGTTCTATCAGATCACGTTACAAGCGCAACAATTAACCGCGTATTTGATGAACTTGAAGTAACTGCTATGGGCGATACAGCTCATAAGTTCGTTAAGGGTCTAGAGGCCAGCACAATTACTTTAGATTTCCTAAGCGATACAGCTGCTGCAAACGTAAACGCAACCTTGCAAGCTGCATGGGGTACAACAGTACCTATCACGCTAAAGCAGACAAGCGCAGTAGTATCTGCGACTAATCCGTTATACAGCACAACAATCCTAGTTAATAACACTACAGATATTAACGGCGCAGTAGCAGACATCGCTACACAATCAATTACATTTACTTGTAATTCACCAATCGTAATTACAACTAGCTGATAAAAAAGAATAGGGGCTAACAAATGGCTAAGTTAAAGATCACAAAGGCTGATGGATCGTTATCTGAACACCAGATAACACCATCGATCGAATACGCGTTTGAGTTATATGCAAAGAAAGGTTTTCACAAAGCCTTTCGCGATGATGAAAAGCAGTCAGATGTTTACTGGTTGGCGTGGGAGTGTTTAAGAGCTGCAGGCGAAACCGTGCCAATGTTCGGTGCACCGTTCTTAGCAACACTTAAAAAGGTTGAGGTCTTGGATGATGACCCGGAACTATAGGGCGTGACTCGTTTACTTACTTGGTCGCACGGATCAGTTTGGAAACGGGTATCGCGCCCAATGATTTACTAGCACTAGATAGCAGGATGTTTAAGACTTTATTGCAGGCGATGAAAGACCGAAACAAGGAGATGCGAGATGCCAGCACAGGTAGTAGGCGGAATCGCACTTCGTAAAGCCCTAAAGAAATTTACGCCCGATCTAGCTAAAGATACGCAAAAAGAAATGGCTAGTTTGCTTAAACCTATCGTGTCTAAGGCTCGTGGATTTATTCCATCGCAAGCCCCGTTATCGGGCTGGGCTAAAGCATCTGGTAATGGCAAGTTCCCAGTATGGGATGGCAGAGGTGCTAAAGGCGGCGTTGGTTACAAAACTACACCTAGTAGAGTAAACCGATCAGGCTTTAGATCACTAGCTCGTATTCAAAATGCATCCGCATCGGGTGCTATTTATGAAACTGCTGGCCGTGTACATACTTCTGGGCGTGAGCAAGCAAAAATGCGTGAGGTTGTAATCCCTACTTATCGCCGCGACACCGGGGCTGGCGAATATCGTTATATGACAAGCACTAATAAAAAATACGGCAAGAGCAATAACCCAGAGGCTGGTTATCTATTCGTGCAATCTATGAACCAGTACAGCAAGATCGTAGATGCTAATAATCAAACAGGCGCAGGCCGTAGATCCCGAAAGATGAAAGGCCGTGCAATATTTAGAGCATGGTCAGAGGATGGCGGCAAGACTAACGCAGCTATTCTTAAGGCTATTGAAGTATCTAGGGATAAGTTTAATCGGGCTGTGGGGTATAACTAATGGCCGTTGATCCATCAGTAAGAATTGATATAGCTGCCGAATTTACTGGCAGAAAAGCATTTAAACAGGCAGATACATCTACAGCCCAATTATCTAAAAACGTAAAAAATTTAGCCAAGACTTTTGGAGTCGCATTTAGCACAGCTAAAGTATTGGCCTATGCCAAGGCATCGGTAAAGGCTGCAGCTGAGGATCAAAAGGCTCAACAGCAATTAGCCCTGGCACTTAAAAACGTAGGCCTAAGTCGAGATGCAGCAACCGCTGAAGGTTATATACAGCGCATTGAAAAAGAATTTGGCATAATCGATGACAAGTTGCGCCCAGCCTATACAAAGTTAGCAATAGCCACACGCGATACAGCTGAAACTGAACGTTTAATGGGTATCGCGATGGATATAAGCGCAAATACTGGTAAAGATTTAGAGTCAGTTACAGCTGCGCTATCAAAGGCTTATCTAGGCAATAATGCCACGCTTAGCAAATTAGGTATTGGCATATCTAAAGCCGATCTTAAAACTAAGTCATTTAAAGAAATAACAGATCAGTTAGCCGTTACGTTTGCAGGCGCAGCTAAGACATCGGCCGATTCGTTTGCAGGATCGATCGACAAACTGGCTATTGCATCTAATAATGCTAAAGAGATCATCGGTACAAGCCTTATTAACGCCCTGCAATCTTTGGGCGAGGATGACAGCATATCTACCCTTGGCGCGGATATTGAAGGCGCAGCTACATCCCTGGCTAACTTTGTTGATTCGATCGTGTATTTAAAAGAGCAAGTCAAATCCATACCGGGTGCTGGCATTTTCGGTTATTTATTTAGCGGTGTAACTGATCTGCTAGGCAGATTTAGCCCACAGCGTTTAGCCGAATTGATTAAAGAAATTAAAGGTTTCCAAGGCATGGGTAACGTTGCCATGACTGGCGGCTCAAATATGGATACCCAAAAATTTGAAGCAGATCAAAAGAAATTAGCAGCTAATAAACTTGCAGCCGATAAAAAAGCCGCAGCTAATAAGATTAAGGCCGATAAAATGGCTGCTGCTAATAAAGCAAAACTAGATAAGGCCGCTGCTGTATTTGAAATACAAAAAATTCAGATAGCCGCTGCGCTAAAGGGCAAGATAAGCGAAGAAGAAAAAGTACGCCTGTTGCTTATGCAGGCTATTGAGGAAGGCAACGCAGATAAAGCCGAGACACTAGCCAAAAAACTAGAGGATATTCAAAAGCAAAACGCCAAGATTGCCGCCGATCTTTTAGCCATTAGTCAGGCCAAAGATCCGTTTTCTACATGGGCTGGAAGTTTACTTTCCGCTTATAATGAACTTAATAGGCTAAAGGGCGGCATGTTAATGATTCCGGGGGTTACTTTTAATCCTGGGCAGAGCAAAGATCGCAACTATGATTTAGGTCAAGGCTCAGGCGGCGGCGGTACTGGCGGCGGCGGTACTGGCGGCGGCGGTACTGGCGGCGGCGGTACTGGCGGCGGCGGTACTGGTGGTGCTGGTGGTGCTGGTGGTGGCGGTACTGGCGGCGGCGGTGATCCTGTTATTGAAAGCATTTTTGCAGAGGATGACACCATTGAGGCTATTTTAGAAAAGGTAGAAAATATTGCTGCTGAGGCTGCTGCAGCTGCTGAGGCCGTTGCCGCATCTGTAGCAGAAACCCAAGTGACGGTAGATGCACTTGCTGAAGCTGCTACAAATGGTTACGGGATGGCTGGTACTAATTTTAATCCCGGACAAAGCGCAGACCGTAACTACGATTCGGGTTACAGCAACGCCCCTACTATTATTATAAATAATAATGGCTCAGTTATTATGCAAGATGAGTTAGTAGATGTTATAAACGATGCATTATTAGCCGGTCAAAGAATTGGCTTAAGTAGTACAGTAACGGGGGCTGTTCCTCGATGACAGTTCCAGTAATAAACGCGGTCATTAATTTTTCTACAGGCGCGGCTTTTGCACAGGCATTTATTATTGGTGAAGGTATTTTTGGCACTAACGTATTAGCAGACTCAGCTGCAGTTATCGTAGATGTAAGTAACGTAGTAGATAGCGTAAGCATCAAACGCGGCCGCAATCCGCAAGCCGATGAATTTCAGACTGGCACAATGACCCTGCGCATCGTGGATCAAAACGGCGACTTTAATCCACAAAACCCCAGCAGTCCCTATTTTGGCTTACTAGATCCAATGCGTAAGGTATCTATATCGGCTACTTATGGCGGCGTTACCTATCCAATGTTCTCAGGGTTTATAACTAGCTATACAACCACTACCCCTAAAAACGCTAACGATGTTGTATATACAACGATACAAGCTGTAGATGCTCAGCGACTGGCTCAAAATGCCCAGATCAGTACAGTTACAGGCGCGACAGCAGGGCAACTATCTGGCACACGCATTAACGAAATACTTGATGAGATTTCATGGCCAGCATCCATGCGTGACGTAGATGCAGGTTTGACCACTATGCAAGCAGACCCCGGCACAGCTCGTACTGCTTTAGCCGCATTACAAACTGTTACAAATAGCGAGTACGGCGCGTTCTATGTAGATGCATCTGGCTCGTTCGTATTCCAGGATCGAAACGTTACTACGGCCAGCATCGCAGGTACGCCTACCGTGTTTAACGATAATGGCACAGATATTGGCTATTTCAACGCTGTATGGCGACTGGATGACACCCTTGTATTTAACCAGGCTAACGTAAGCCGTGCAGGTGGCACAGTCCAAAATGCTACTAACGCAGCTAGTGTTACCAAGTATTTTGCCCATACCTACAATATCCAGAATTTACTTATGGAAACCGATGCCGTAGCCCTGGACTATGCCCGTGCATACGTTGCAAGCCGGGCTGAAACTAGCGTTAGATGCGATGCCATCGAGCTAGACCTTTACACAGATAACTATGCCAATGGCATCGTAGCCGCGCTTGATCTTGATTTCTTTGATCCTGTAACGATCACGACAAATCAGCCAGGTAGCTCGACTCTGACAAAAACACTTCAAGTATTTGGCGTGGCACACAGCGTTACACCCAATAAATGGCGCACTACCTTCACTACACTTGAACCCGTGATAGACGGGTTTATATTGAACTCAACCCAATACGGCGTACTTGATACATCCGTATTGAGCTATTAAGGAGATAAGAAAATGGGAGCAGGACTAGGCTTTAAAGATTTTGTAACAGGGGAAGTTTTAACGGCTAATGACGTTGATGGCTACCTAATGCAAGGCGTATGGGTTTTTGCTAACGCCGCAGCTAGAACAGCCGCAGTAACTAGCCCACAGGAAGGTAACTTTAGTTTTCTAAAAGATACTAACTCAACTGAGTATTACTCAGGATCTGCATGGGTTTCTGTTGCTGGCGGCGGTGGCTGGACATTATTGACTAGCGGAACTTTATCGGGTGCATCCACAACTACCGCTAGTTTTTCAACCAGCTACACGGATCTACGAGTTTACATTTTAAACTTTCTACCAGCCACGGACAACGCTGAATTTATGATGCGATTTAACGGAGATTCTGGCGCGAATAGACATTTTGGTGCAAGTAACTCGCCACAGTTAAACCAGCCTTTTGCTCAGACATCTGTCAATATGGCTACTGGCAACGATAATTCTGTTAATACTGGCATCATCATTATCGATATTCCTAGTTATTCCAATACAACTACATGGAAAATTGCTAACTCACGCAATGCAACAGTAAATGCAACAACCACAGCTAACGTCAATATTGAAAACCGCATTGGCGCATATAACCAAACAACTGCAATTAGCACACTTCAATTCCTACCAAGTACAGGTAACTTTACTTCTGGTACTTATTTAGTATATGGGGCATAAAAATGACTGACTTAATCCACCGTATTTATTCTGAGGATGGCACTTATATTGATCGCCCGTTCACGGATGATGAAATTAAAGTTTATGAGGAAAACAAAAAAGCCCATGAATTTGAGAAAAAAGCCATTAAAGCCGCTAAAGATGCAGCTACCGCCAAACTAGAGGCATTAGGTTTAACGGTAGATGATCTAAAGGCACTTGGTTTTTAGTAACAATGTCTGCGATCAGCTATAACGGCTGGCCAGCATCTAAGGATGTTGAGTCGATCCGTATCAAGTCTTACCCAATTAAGGGTACAAAGATAAAGCTGCGATGCGCCTATTTTGCTGCACCTTTACTGGTTGCCTTTGCTGAGCAGTTTAATGAACTGATCGAGCCGATCGATGGCGGCACATTAGATGACTGGGGCTACTGCTATCGTGATGTTCGGGGCGTACCGGGCAAGTTAAGTAACCACAGCAGCGGTACGGCTATCGATCTAAATGCGACTAAGCACCCGTTAGGTAAGGCTGGCACGTTTCCAGCTGAGAAAATTCCAATGATCCAGGCATTGACTAAAAAATACGGCCTTAATTGGGGCGGCAACTGGACACGCAAAGATGAAATGCATTGGGAAATAGCACAAGATCCCGTAAAAACCGCAAAACTAATAGAAAAGTTAGGATTAAGTTATGCCGACTAGCGCACAAGTAACAGTAACCACGACAGCCACGATTTTAGTAGCTGCGAATATTATGGATCAAACAGTATGGCTACATAATCTAGGCGGCGGTGCTGTCTATTTAGGCGATGCTAACGTAACCACAGCAAACGGTTACAAGATGGATAACGGCGATAAAATGCAAGTGCCTGTAGGAGATCATGAAGGCTTATATGGAATTGCTGCATCGGGTACGCATACGATTGCAGTATTGAAACAAGTCAACTAAGGGCACTTAGGAGTAAGACCATGAAAGAACAAGCTAAGGCCGCTGGCCTGTCATATCTACGCGCCGCTTTTAGCTGCGCAGCTGCGCTTTACATGTCCGGCATTACCGATTGGAAAACACTAGGTAATGCATTTATCGCTGGACTACTTGGCCCATTATTGCGCGCCATGAACCCTAGCGATAGCACTTTCGGCGTTAAGTAATGACTGCCGCCCAGTCGCTTATAGCAATAGCCATAGGTATCTGCACACTTATGGGGTTTGCGGCTGGGCTGGTTCGCCATCTAGTTAAGTATTACCTAAGCGAATTACGCCAAGACGGTAACGGTGGCCATAATCTACGCGGCCGCGTTGATCGTATTGAAAGCAAGGTTGACTCGATCTACGAGATGTTATTGCAGCGATAGGCGTGTCGGTTATTGACCGCTGTCATACCCAGGCTTTACCCTTTATTTACACGTTAGGCAGGGCTACCTAATTCGGTGTAGTGCGGCTTAACCCAAACAAGGGCGAAGTAAATGGATATAACAAAAGTAGCAGTAATAGTTTTATTGGTTAGCGTTGCATGGTTTTTAGTAGGTTGGTCGATCGGCTACAAAGAAGGCGTAAAGGATGGCTTTAATCGTGGCCGCGCTGCAGGTTTAAGAGCTGCATTTAACTCAGCTACAGAGATCGTGCGCAACTCATGACCTTTAACTTGGACAACTATGAGGATGTCAATAGCCGTATTAAACGGTTTAGAGAAACCCATATCTCAGGCAGGATCATTACTGAGATCGTAGAGCTAAACGTCAAGGATGGCTACGTCATTATCCGTGCCAGCGTATTTCGTGAGCATGAGGATGTAGTCCCGGCGGCTGTTGATTATGCCTATGAGTTGCGTACCGATCGAGGCGTGAATCGTGACTTTTGGATCGAGAATTGCAGCACGTCTGCCATCGGTCGAGCCATAGGTCTGCTAATGCCAAGCGATGCACGACCTACACGGCAGGATATGGAAAAGGTAGAACGCTTACAGGCTCAGCCTGCAGTAGAGGTTGATCTATGGGCTACTGCTATACCTGCAGTAAAGGTTGAAGGCGTAGGAAGTGTTCGGCCAGCTGCTGAAACTATTGCCGATATTAAATCGCAACTAGGTGGCGAGATTGTAGATCCTGCACCTATCTGCAGTCATGGCCGTATGGTTTACAAGGAAGGCGTAAGCCCGAAAACTGGCCAAAAATACCGCGGCTATACCTGCAGCAGTAAATCACGCAGCGATCAATGTAAACCAATATGGCTATAACCGAGATGTCCCAAATCGTGCAGGTTATATTAGATCGATCGCAGGAAAAACAAGCTGCGGCGTGTGGGTTTGCTCGTAGCACGGGTGAATTCTTAACTACACCAGATCGCAGATATGACCGTAAGACTAACTACCATGAGTTCATCCTGGAAAATAGCGAGGCCGTTGGGTCTGAGATTGCTGTGGCGCAATATATGGGCTTACAGAATTTCGTGCCTACAGTTCACACTTATCGCGATGAGGCAGATATAACTGTCGG